GAAGGAGGTCTCGCCTTCGACTACCTTCCTATACATCCCAGTCACGTTCTCGTAAACCATCTCATCGATTGCTAGTTCAATTGCTTCCTCTTGATCTGCTTCAGACAGTTCGAAAGAATCATGAACAAACCTAGCAAGGAGCGAGACGGTATGGTACCCGGCGGAGGTATCGAACTGAAACCATTCAGCCCACTGGGTGAGGGGGTCGTATGGATTGTCAACTGTTGTGATAGCTACACGTGCCATGCTTACTCCTAACTCAGCGATCGCTTAAGTGTAGACATAGAGACACCAAGCATCTCTGATACTTCAGCCATTGTGTAGTTGTTACTAAGCATGGACTCAGCAAGAGCAACACGGTTAGGCGTCATCATGACCTTAGATCTTGGTGTGGCCAGCTCCCTCACCTGCTCATTGCTGGAGCGCTTCAACAACTGTGTTAGTTCGTGTGGACTGATAGCGTTAGCTTGAATGGCTTCCCATTCTTTGTCCGTGAACTCAATGTCGATTCGAGTAACACCGGCACGAGCACGTGCAGTACGCTGTGCCTGCGCCTTGATCTTACGCTTGGTCTTCTCATCATAGGTGGGGTTAGCTCTTAGCTTCTCACCAGCAATGATGTTGCCCGTGCGTTGAGCATCACGCTCTCTTGGCTTGTTACGGTCGTACTCCAGGCGCTTGGCCTTAAGGGAGGCCACCTCCTTAGCGTACACTTTTGCAGCCTGCGGGTTCTTCTTGGCGGGCTTGGTGTTCAACGCTTCAAGACGGGCCCTGTTTGCAAGAGCTTTCAGATCGTTGGAGTAATCAGCGTACATGTCCTCAACAAGAGTACCTGATGAGAGCTTACGTGCATCCTTAGTAATGCTGAGTAGGGGTACCTTCTCACCCTTCTTTACTAGGTTGCCCGCCTTATCCCTGCGGTATTCATTAGCAGGAACAAAGACTTTTTCACCAGTCTTCTTGTCTACAGGACCACCGTCACCATACGGCCTAGGCTTGTGCTTCTCTCGGCGAACAGTGGACTTTGACCTGGACACAATGGTCGAGGCCTTTCCTTGTGGGCCCTCTTGGTACTTCTGCTTAAGTGCCTTGATTCCGTTTTCTTGCTCAGACAACCGGTGGTTTAGTTCATGCTTTTCAGCATCAATAACAACCATAGAGTGCCTTACTGCACGAGCAAGTTCGTCGTTGGTGGCGTTCTTAAGAGTCATGTCTGTGATGAGGTTTGAGATCTTACCCATTTGTGCTTGGGTATCTCTCATGACCTTCATCCCAGGATAACCGGGGTAAGCCTTTGAGGGATCAAAGTTTTCAAGCCCCTTTAGCCCAGGTGCCGACTTGATCTTGTTTGTACGACGATCGTTTGGGATAACTAAAACGGTATCGCCATCAAAATCTGCACCAGACAAACGCTTAGCTACATCCGAGTGAATACCGACCGCAGTGGACGCCTTGGTGCCGATAATCTTTCTTCCCTCACGCTGATTGTTATTTACCGTGAGTTCTGGGATTTCGAAAGGTCCACCGTGAGGGTAACGAATTAGCGCTACTCGCTCGCCGTTGTTATATCCGGGGGCATAAATTTCGTTTGGTTTGATCGACGCAATCGGAAGAATCACATGCCAAGAAGAACGCTCGAGTTGAGCGGCCTTCAAATGAACAGATGCCGTGTCTGTTTCATCAGCAAACTCCTCAAGTAGCTTCTTCTTCACGGTTGGGTTTGTCAGCTGCATGATTTCGTTGAAGTCGCTAAGGCGACGTTCTTTCGTGACAGCAAGCTGCTCTTGGATCAATTTTGGGTTCTGCTTCGACAGCATCTGGGCAGAAATGGTCTTTGACCACTTAGCCCAGTCTTCCTCGTCGTTGACGATATTCATCGCCGAAATGACCTTAGCGTCCTTGCTTCCAGGCTTGTCCAGAATCTGTCGGACAACAGAACCAAACGGTAGATCTGGAAGATCGGTCTTAAGCGGCTTCATCGCATCAAGCTTGTTTGGCGTGCGCTCTTTGTTGGTGTTAAAGACCAAATCAACCCCGTCGGGAAGATCGTCTTTGTAAACAGCCATACCCTTCAAGTAGTGACTATCGCCAACCTTAATTCGGACCTGCGAATAGGTGTTTCCACCCATAGACAAATCTTTGACCCCAGGTCGAACAAATATGACACCGTCAGCTTGGTCGCCACCTTCTGGACCGTAACGAACATCGACACGCTTGGGGTTTACACTAAGAGGTTCTTTCCAAACGTCAAAATCGGCCCCGTGATTGTCGCTGTGATCAAGAATCTGCTTGATCTTGTCCCGTTCGGTAAACACCTGAGTCTTGGTGTATTCGTGGGGAGAAAGAACTCGGTGACTTACTTTGTTCGTGTTTGTAAGTTGCGGGATTTCCACGGTGTACAACCGGGCTTCTCCACGTGCTTCCAAATCGGCAATGGCGGTGTCCAGCTGTTCACGACTAATTCCGAGTTGTTGATTTACGCCTTCACCTACATCCAGAAGCGTCTTCTTTGCCAGGTTCTCACGAAGCTGGTTAAGAATACCTTCGTGTTTGTTTGCAGCGTCAAGTGCGGTCGGCTTCAGGAGCGCACGAACGGAAGACTCACCCTTGAGACCCATCTGGCGAGCAACCGCCTCGAGACTCATCTGCTTCTCGTTACGCAGATAGTTCGCAGTGGCTACCTGCTCGGCCTTTATCTCATACCGTGCAATTCGCTCTCGAGCACGTACTTCCTTAGTGGTCATCCCAATCATTTCGGCGGCTTGCGCCTCAGTCATCGTCTTTCGGAGTTCCTTCCAATCATGAAGAAATCCGTAAGCGTTACCGCCACTACCCCAAGGATATCGACCGGACCTGCGGATGATTCCGTAGTGAGCAAGATAGTCTTCTTCTTCGATCACGGTAGTCAACGGTCCTCCTCCTTGAGTGATTGGATGTGCGAATCGGCTTCAACAATCCTCTGCATTACTGCCAGGATCTCGTCTGCTTCCGGCGTGTACACGTCTACGTTTTCCCCTTGGTAGATGCGAAGCTCGATCTGAATATCCTGGGGATTAAATCCGTATTCCAGACAGAACAAAGCTGCGTAGATCTTTAGTTGCGTAAACTTAACAGGAGTCACGCCTGTTTTTAAGTCGTGAACACGAAGAACATAGTCGGTGAATGAGATCGTGTCTGCTGTGCCAAAAGCGTTCTCTGAATAGTAAAGAGATTGCTCGCACTTCATCTTGTACTCGATGGCATCAGCAACGTAGGCTGCCATGGCTAGGTGCACCGGGTCAAGATATACTCCCAGCTTTATGGCAGTGTGTGCCAAGTCATGAAGGTCTGTTCCACGCTTTGCTGAATGGAAAGACCAGAAGCGTGCTTCAAGTTTTTGCTGGTCATAGTTCAACCAATGATGGTTGCTTGGACTCAAGAAGGCGTGTTTACCTTCAAGATCCGAATGCGTGTTGAAGAGCACTAAGAACCTCTTCCTCGTTTTCCGGATAGATGAACGCTGCAAAACTCATACCGTTGAAAAAGTCCACGTAGTATTGCTGGTTTGGTCTTACGGCTGCCTTGGCTGACCGCTTGACCTCGAGCATCGCCCACTTGTTTCTCCATAGGATCAACAGGTCAGGAACGCCTTGCGTTTTGCTCGCATCCTGTTTGATAACTTCGCAACCAGGAAACATGTGGATTATTCGGGCTACAAGCTTTCGTTGAAACTCACTTTCAACGGGCATGGCCACCTCCGAAAAAGGCGAAGACGTGCTGAAATAGCAGTCTCTCTATTAGTACACGTGTAAGCCATGCTGGTGTATACTCTCTACTTGACAAACGAAAAGACATAATCTCCAGGTGTACATACCCTTCCCGTGATGCATGAGCTCCACACATCGCTATACAACAACCCCAGAGTGTGTGCTGCTTCAGCAGGGCATGAGTAGTGTTCTCCGCTGTGGTTTTCAAATATCTTGCTGCTAAACATAGCGGCCGGCCAATCCCGTTTGAATTGATTTGCCCAACGCCAAGCAAAAGATTGGGTACGCCATGCCAGGTTAGTTGCTCTCAGATCGCTTAGGTTGCCGTTTAAAGCAATCACAGCATCACATGTGGGGTCGGGGGCCTCCACGAACGCCAAAGCCGTTAGAACGGCAACTGAGCGTGTGTACCGCCTTCCGCACAACGACAACGAAACCTTGACGTGGCCGTGTTGTGTGGTCGACGTTCTAATCATCTGGCCAGTGTCCGAGCGACAGATACGTCCCATGTTTGAAATCGCATAGTCTGGGAAGTCTAGAACAAACTCCCACTCTTCGTTTTCCCATTCGTCAAAACTCACTTCATCCTCCTTCGGTACCCTACGTACACTTTCATGTTTCAACGCTATTTTTTCATGTACTCCGCAGGCTTGGTCAAATGTCAGAAATTTTTGCCCTAAAAGTTTTTGAGAGAAAAAACCCTATACTCCCTAACGCCTGAAAATTAGAGAGTATACACCCCCTTGCTTTTCCCTAGGACTTTTTAGGGGTGAAAAACGCCAAATTTGACCAAACCCAATTTTTGAGAGTATCAGGTCTGTGACCAGCCCAAACGGGTTTCTCACTGCGACCCTATACCCTTGTCAAATCTGAGCGGAGACATCAAAATCCCCAATTTCTTCAAACGGAACGCCCCACGGAATACCCATCTCTTTAGCGAAATCTCGCTCATTAAAGTCTTCCTTTCGCTCCAACGAAGCCTTGATTCGACGGTCCACGACAGAATTTGACCAGAACATGTAGTAGTACAGGTCCTCGTATTTAGTGTCCAGACGGTCGATTCGACCCTGTGCTTGGTGGAAATTTTTGTAGGAATAGGTCAAGGAATGGAACACAACTGCGTCGCTAGAAGTACAGTTCCACGCCTCTGCGCCCGCTACATACTGCACCAAATACAGGAGAGAATTACCCTCAGGAATGGTCTGCTTACGGTGTCCGTTCCACTCATAAACATCGATTTCGGAGTTGAACTGGCGTAGCAGATCGAGCTCATAGTCGAAGTTGTAGAAGACAATGATTCGGGGGTGCTTCTTCATCAGCTTCCGAATCCACTCTCTCCGTGACGAGTCGCTGTTCACAACTTTACGCATCACACGGAACAACTCGGCAGCGTCCTTGATCGGGCGATCTTCATAGACGTGCCAACGATCATGCAAGACCCGATCAAGCTTAGTCTTGTTGTGGTCTACATCTACCCAATTCATCACACGCTTGGTGTGTCTAGTGTATGGCATCTCCACGAGCGTGTGGTTACGGAGGAGCTCCAGCTTGGTGACGTTCAGGTAGTCCTTCACCATCGGGAAGCTCACGTACGGCTCATACAAGACGTGCTTGCGCTTGAAGTCGGTGACGTTCTCGAAGAACCCGTTCGCTACGAAGACTGGTGCGTAGTCCATCCACGTATCGCCAGGCGTAGCGCTTAACATGACCCAGTTGTTCTTGCGGGCGAGCTTGACAAACATCTTGGCCCACGTACCTCGGCCTACAGCACGCTGCTCATCGAACACGAAGAACGCATCCTTGACGTCTTTGTACTTCTTGATATTGTTCCACGAGTCCACTACAAGCGGCCCATGTTCGCTGAGCTCGGGATCTCCAAAGATCTTGAAGTGCACAGCTTCGGACTGCCAATCAAGACTGTCACGCTTACGAGCCGTGGTGATCACATAGATCGGTTTGGGGGATTCGTTCTTGGCGTAATACCCAAGAGCAGTGATGGTCTTACCAACCCCCACTCCACCGTGGAGGATACATCCGTTATGCATCAACTCAATAGCATCAAGTTGATGTTGCATCAATTCCATGGTGTTCCTTGAGAGTATAGGGTTGCAAAACGTGAACCTGTGCGACACGCCGGCACCATGCGGTAAACATGGCACCGGGGTGCAACTACTTAGCCTTCTTGATGGCGATCTTGATGAGCTTGTCCCACAGGCGCAACGAAGTGACCGCAAGGAAGCACGCTGCTTCGATAGCGAAGACCACGATCCGAACCAGGAAATAGCATTCCTTGGTATCGGACCAAGTGGTCCTTGCGACATCGGGCAGAACGATCTTGAGGTCTTCTACGTCTTGCTTGAGTTGGGCGTCCATAACGGATCTCCTCTTTCAGGGTTGGTTGTCATTAGGAGCCGTGTCAAACATGCGCAACGACCCGGTACCATGCGTAACGCACAGTACCGAGCCGTTAACGACTACTTCTTGGATGTCTTCTTGCGACGCTTCTCCGCCTTGGCGTAGGCCTCACGGGATCGAACCCGGCTGAGCACGTCCACCGTTCGTACCACGAGTGCTAGAAACGTGGTAGCGGCGGTCAACATTGCGGCTGGGTTGTCCTGGAAGGCCTTCACCATAGGGTTGGGCTTGTCTTCAGGCATGAAATTCTCCTTTGGTTGGTCATTAGAAGCCGTGTTCTTTGTGCGAGAGTCCGGTACCATGCGGGGGAGGGGGTTGCATAGTACCGAACTCGACTTACCTAGCTAGCCTGCGGCGTAGCCAAGCATGAACATGATGGTTGCGACTCCGAAAGCTCCAAGCAGGAAAAGCTTGAAGGTTCCAGTGACGCCGTTCCAAAAGGCTTCCATGATTGGTTTCTCCTTGTAGGTGTTGCGGATGGTCTGTCTATTAGGAACCGTGTAGAGTGTGCGAAAGACGTAATACCGTGTTAGCGGTATCAGAGGTCTTTGACTCACTCCCAGTTGAATAGTTCCGGGTGACGGCTGAGTGCTCTGGCGCACGCTCTTAGCGTCTCCGTATCCAAGGTTCCGAGTGCGTATGTGTTGTTCATCAGCCAAGAGAAGATTTCGTCTTCCCTGGCCTTTGCTTCAGAATACGCATCGGCGTACTTACCTACGGAGTCGAAGAACGCTCCAAAGCCTTCTTTCCATCCCATGGCGGTTCCTTTCTTAAAAGGGCGAGTATTGTCATTAGTGGCCATGTTTCCCGTGCGAAAGACCCGAAGCCATGCTTTTTAGGGCATAGCTTTTGGGTCTGGATCACTTCCAGAACTGCCAGAATTTCTTTGGTTCGTCTCGCACGTTCCTGCGCTGGAGTTCGCAGAGGTCTCTCACATCACGAAGCGCAAACTTGACATGCAACAAGACCAACTTCACGTCCTTGTCGGACATGGTGGGTTGGCCTTGTGACTTGTTCAAGTAAGCGTCGATGAAATTGAGAGACGTCTGGATTCCGTCACGGGCTCGTGTGAATGCGTACTCTTGGTCATTCATGGTGGCTCCTTAGGGGTGTCATTAGAGGCCATGTTTCCCGTGCGAAAAACTGAGGCTGTGCGTACCGGACCGACAACCGAAAGGCCAGGGGAGCCAATCAGTTGCCGGTCCGGTCACGCCTGGGCGCAAACCTCTGCGGTGGGGGCACAGAGGGACCCTTGCTGTCGTTTAAGTCCGAGCCGTACAGAAAGGAAGCACTGGCAGGACCCCAAAACCCACTACTCTTTACCCTTTATACACCAAAGACTTACCGCCAAACTCATCTCGTCTTTCGTCTCGAAGTAACCAACCGTGACTGAGCTTTCCCCAAACAAAATGTTGGACCGTTTAAAAGACACAACCCAATGTTTAGCTACATGGTCGTAAACTAACTCGCAGGTGTATAGCACGCTTACTCCCAGTATCCAAAGGCCCCGAGGACAAACACCAGGATCAAGGTGATTGCGATAGCTTGCAGGTAGTCCTGCTTGGTACGCTGATCTGCGTCAAAGAAGATCCTTCGACAGATAACTGCGCCCAACACCCCACCGATCAGTGCGGCGGTCATCCTTGACAGATCCATGAATAGAGCGAGAACGCCATGAGCGTAAACCCACACAACATACCCCCCATGGTCACCAGAGCAAACTCGAGCTTGGACGACTCTTCAATCCAGCGTTCAATCCACATCATCAACGTCTTCATAAAGCGCATCCTCCAATCGCATTTGAAGATTCAGAATCTCCACTAGGTTTTTTATGTTGGCTTTAATGTAATCTTCTGCCAGCGATTGCCAAGCATTTCTGTCAGCAGTTAAACGTCGAAGTTGCCCGTCTACGTCTTCATCGGCGTTAGGCGGCTTTGGGGAATCTGGCCAATCACTTAGAAACCCGTTTGCTTCAGCAACATCACGCAAAGCCTGGTTGTACCCACTAGTCCAAACGGTTTCGTATGGACTCGAAAAGTCGAGGGACAGTTCAGGCATTACGATGTCGGGCTCATTACTCATCGGTTCGCCTTTCGACTCGTCTTTGCTCGAGCGTTCTTGTTACGTCGCTTGGAGCGTCGAATCCACGGAGGAGACTGCGTTGGACGCCACTCCCAATAATCTCGCTCCTGGTTTCCGTTTTCGTCCTTCTGCTTCAGGCGAAGCTTTTGGTACCGAACTCGTGATCGTTCACGCTTTTGAGCTCGATTCGGTTCCTTCTTAGCGGGCTCTAGAACTTCGTTCATTAGGACTTCCTCTTTTCGCCGATCATTCGGGTATACGACCAAACAGTATCCGCCGAGTCAAGAAACGAAACTGTGTCTATGTCGTCGTTTGCGTCGAGCACCATTATCGCCCACCTAGCAAGCGAGTCGATAGGTTTGATGCGCATCCAGGTTCCTGTGACAACTTCTTGGGTGTACTTTTGGTCTGGGTATTCTCGCCCCACAACAAAAAGGTCTTCCATGGTTTCTCCTATCTAGGGTTGATGGGGTGGGGGATCACGGGTGCCCCCGGTGCACGAACTTAATCCGAGCGCTAGGCTGTCGTACTCCATCCTCGGCGCTTAGCCTCATACTAAGCAGGATCAATTCCGGATGAGGCCGGCGTATCCCTAACCGAGTGGTTATTTGTTTAACCAACAACGAGGTGCGCACCCCATGCGATAAAGGCATGAGTCCTTGTTGAGTTCTGCGTGACCTTCGCATTTCACCTACGGGCGCTTTCTGTCGTTTAAAGACGAGCCTCGACATTTACACGGTTGTCACCCAACTATGTCTGCATCGCTCTGCTGTCTCCCGTAGCGCTCTGGGCCTAAGAGCTATTTTAGGTCGCCCAGACGACCATCTCCTCGAGGTACTTTGTCGGAACGTTGAACATGGTGTGGTTGTCGGTCCAGACGTCCAAGAGGAATCCGCCGTATCCGTCAGGTTCGCTGTGAACAACCTTCTTGATGACTTCTCCGCTCTTCGTCAGTTTGCCGACGTAGTACTCGCACGTCTTGTCGTCAAAGTACCCCATGGTGTTCCCTTCGTAGGATGGACAAGAGTGAGCCCGTGTGTCAGCTTGGGGGGCTGTTAGCAGTCATAGGACTGTTACACTCGGGTCTCATTAGATGCCGTGTAAATTGTGCGAATTCAATCCTCAGGAGCTCCAAGGGAATCCAGGAAGTTCACCCAACCCAAGACATCCTCGGTGGGCTCCACATAGTTGCGATGGAAGAGCCGTGGCGAGTAGGCGAGGAGCTTCTTACCGACACGAGTGATGTAGAACCCAGGCCAGATTCGGTCTGCGTTGCGAACGACACGCCGATTCGTCTTCACGAAGCGAACACCGTCCTTCTCGTTGATCACCCCCTCGATCGCCTCGCATACCTCATCGAGATTGTCGTCCGTCACACGGAAGACTTCTACCTTGTAGGGCTTCCGGATGAACGTAGTGAAATTGCTGAGCTCTGGCACATTATTCCTTTCGAGTTAGAAGGGCTCTTCAGCAGTGATCGTTTCGGGAATTCGGTCATTCGTTGGGTTCTCGCCAATGACGCCGTACTTTCGCTCCAACTCGTCTTCTTCGACGGTGAAGTACATGGTTTTCAACATGGCCTTGGTCCCTTCGGCACCGTCGATGTCACGCTTCCAATGGAATGGACGGATGATGAGGTCCACGTTTGAGCAACGCACATGGTCCAGAACCCCGACGGTTTCCTCGTCAAGACGAGTGCGACCGTTCGAGGTGATCATGACCACATTACAGGGGAACGCCTCAACATCGAACCGAAGATGCACCTTCACCAAGGGACGGGCAACAATCTCTCGTTCCTCGTCGGACTTGGTGTACCCAACGTTCCAGCCGTCTGCAGCCATGCTCTCAGCCACATCGTCCGGAAGGAACAAGACGAAGTTGCGTTGACCGATGTTGTTGAAACGCTCGGCTCGCCCTTCGAAGTTGGTCCACCCGATTTGGGCATTCTCAAACGTGATGGTGTCAATTGCGTTATTCATCATGCGCCTCCTGGCGTAGTTGTGCCCTTGATGGGTGGGAGGATAAGTGTGTAGTCATCGCCATCGAGTCCAACATACCCAGCCTCGACGAGGGCAAGGCGAACCTTCTTAAGGTCGCTCACCCCCTCAAAGATGTGGGCGCTCGAATAACCACCGGCGTGCATGTCCAACCTTCCGGAGAACTCACCTGCCAAATGGAAGTTGATTGACGAAATGACGTCGTCTGGGTCTTGTGTCATGATTCGTTCCCAACGAATGTGTAGAACTCGACAAATTCCTCGATCTTGTCGACTGCCTTCTTCTCGAGCTCATCGAAATAACTCATATCAATCAGTAGCTCAGCCTTCTTGTCTCGCTCCTTTGCCATGTCGCTTGTGATCCAGTAATAACCCGACGTGTCCTTTACTGCGTGCAGTTTGTCATCGTTCGCACGAAGAAGACGTCCTCCGTCACGCTTGATTACCGGAACAAAGAGTCCCGTTCTACCAACGTGAAGCATGTCCTTCGGGTCGTCGTGATCCCCAAAGTCCAGATACATGGTGCCCTTCACCACATGCCTGGGTTCGCAGAAATCGTCAAACTCGAGAGGCTCTCTAGAGAAGAGCTTCTTGAAGACGTACGGATGTTGGAACTGAGCCCCAACAGCCGACCAGTTGTCGCCATCGAAGGCGACATACACCACGTCGTTCACAAGACACATCTTGTCGTAGACCACATCCAACTCGAACGTGTAGCCGTACTTCTCACCGAAGTCGTACACGAACTGGATGATCTCTGGAGATGCGTCTGGGATTTTGATGGAGTCCGTCTTGATGTGAACTACCTGAAAACCCTTGGCCTGAACTGCTCGCTTCAAGTCCACCATGAACAGAGCGCCTCGCTTGGCAACTACGTTGTCGTGATTACGAGGACTTCTGAATGGATTGTCGAATCGAGCAGCCGTGAGACCATAGACGATGTTGATGACAATCTTGAGAGCGTAGGCCAGATCATAAGTACTCTCATCGTCTCCAACAAACTTGGCGAGCTTGCCGTCAAGTAGAACCCTGAGTGCCTCGTAGTCCTTACGCTTGATCGCCAAACGTGCGTCAAGTAGGGCTTTGAAGTTCTTTGTGTAGGGCCCGAAGTGATTGAGTTCAACGATACTCGTCGGATGCATACTCGCCACGTCCAGAACGGTGACGTTGTAATGAACGCCCTTCTCGGCGTACACATAACCACCTTCACCCACGGTCTCTCCATGGTAGGTGCTCTCCTTTCCATCAAATTGGTAACCAGGAAATGTCTTGGAGAGATCCACATCCACGAACGAGTCGTTGTGGTTTCGACTGTCGCCGAACACAATCTTCGCTGTGTGGGTCGCTGTGGTGTGGTTTACCGTCAGCCCGGACAACTCTGCCAGGATCTTCCTTGCGACAAAGTCTTGGACCCTGTCGTTGAAGACTGCTTCTGTTGAGATGACGTCGTTTACGCAGTAGTCCGCAACTCGTTCCCACTGATCCTCGGGAACTGGCTTATCCCAAGGAAGGTCGAGCTCGTCATGCATAATCCCAAGGTCGATCTGGAACTGTTTGAGCCCCTTCTTCACGGAAGAGAAGTCGTAGATGTCTGCGTAGGAGAGGTTGTATGCCTCCCCAAACATCATGTTCTGGTTTTGGTTTCCTCCTGTAATAATCCGCTGACTCAGTGCGTACAGATCCTCAATCGAGTAGCCGATGTATCGTGCGTACAGAATGTGGTTGTCGTACCGACGGTTGTTGAATCCGACAAGCGGAAACGCCAACAGCGGTTCGATCTCCTCTGCGGTTGGGTTGATCATCCGCACAACTGGCTCAGTGCCGATGGGCTTCCAACAAACAACAAAGAGGTTGGGGTACACTTCGATGTCAAAGAAGACGATCGAACCCTCTCGGTCTTCCTCCGCTGGAGGCATCGGTTGCTGACCGACGAACTTCATGTCCTTCACAATCTTTAGAGCAGCACCGGCTTGGTGAGTGCTCTTGGCGGCGAAGGTATACACAACTTCCTTGAGGTCACTAAGGTCGTACGACATGCCGCTATCGTACGCCTCCTCAAGGATCTTGTGGATGAAGTCCACGGAAGGCTTGGTTCCGGGATGGATCTCCTTTCGGAGGTTCCGTCCGATCAGTTCACGAAGACCCTTCTCGGTCTTGATCGCCTTGTTTGACAGCACGGGTTGGACGTACTTTTTACGTAGTCCCTCGTGGATAGTTGAGAAGGTCACAGAGTTGCATCTCGTAAGCCTTCGTCGAAGAGCGCTGTTACCAAGTAGCGCCTTGACCTCAATCCCTTCATCGTGTTGGGTAGCCAGCGTGGTGGGATCTCCAGTGTAAATGTAGTGGAGGTGAATTCCGTGACCACTTTTGCTGACTTCTGCGTACGTCGGCGGCCATTTAGAGGCCTCAGCCAGATTACGTTCAAGGCTTTTCTCTCCTTCTTCGTTAGTAAGATCGAAATCGATGACGATATGGCTGTCCGGCACTTTCACCCAGTGAAGTTCGTGGGTATCGATGTCTGAAAGTGTCGTAGTCACAGACCCCCAGCTGAGCTTCGGGGAGCCGTCAGCCTTCGCAAGCTGTGCCGGCATTCCTCGATAAGTCTCATCGAAGATGGAGGGTCCATCGCTCAAAACGATTTCGTAGTCGCCTTTTGTCTTAACGGGTAGCTCTGCTCTAGGTGTCGGTGGAGTAAGTTCCTTGAAGCCTCTAAATATGCTTCGTACGGTCTTACCGTCGATCACCTCTCTTTCCTGGAACTCCTCGAAGTAGTTCTTGAGCTCTTCACGGAACTTGTACTGAGGGAGCATCTTTTCGATGTTGGTCTCGTCGCAGTACGCCTTGTAGAGGTCCCAAGCACGCTTCAGCGTAATTCGATCTTCGTTCTTGAAGATGTCAAAATATGCCTCAACGTAGTTGTAGAACACGTCGGTTTGGAGCATCATCTCACGTGGCTGGTAGTCGCTATAGAACGTGGCACCCATCTTCTTGTATCGGTCATAGCAGTGCTTTGCTATGGCTCCTAGTTCGAAGTTGATGCGGTCTAACAACGTGTTATACCGAGAATGCTCAATGACCTGCAGGCTTGGAACAACGTCGATTAGACGGCGGATGACGCCCGATTTGGCGTTCGTGATCTTCACAGGGACGTTGGTTCCCATGAAGAGCATTGCGTTCGATCGCATCTCAAACGCCGTCTTATACTTCTCGTTGATCGACATGACCTCATGCGAGACAAGCGAGTTAATCTTCGTGTTGTCAACAATCCTTGACAAGTCGCCATCGTGTTGAATGGCAACCAGCGGGTTCGTCTTGAAGGCGCTTGTCGCAAAAGTGTTGTTGTTCCCAGCAAGTTCACGTGCGTCAAACACCGCCGTGTAGCCCTCAAAGAGCTTCTCGATGATGTTCAGCATCGTGGACTTACCGCTAGCCGGAGGCCCGTAGAACACAAGGAACTTCTGGATGTGCTTCGAGTCCCCGGACACAACGGCACCGATGGCCCATTCGATCTTGGCTCGCTCTTCCTCGTTGTAAAGCGTACCGATCAGTTCGTCCCAAGCGCTATGATCGCCATCACGAAGCTCGTAAGGCAAACGTTTGCTAGAGTAATCGGTCTTCTTCACCTCGGTGTTGGCGAACACGATCTTTTCATCGAGCCCGTTACTGCAGTTACCACTGTGTCGAAGGTAGCGGTGAAACTCCTCCCAGAGCCTCGTGTGATTCTTTTCCAGAGTCTCGAGAACAATTACCTGGCCTGGATACTTCGCTTCAATTTCCTTGCGGTACTCCCAGAGGTACTCGTCAACAAGACGCTGCACGTCGTAGATGTTCGTAGACCACGTCTGCCTAGCCTCATCCCAAATAGCGTAGAAGGACCCGCCTCGGGTCATAAGATCTTCTGACCTACCAACACGCCAATCGGGGCGCACAACTAGTGTTCCGTCCTTCTTCTCAGTGACGTTCACCGTGAAGAAATCCAACGTGCCCCCCTTTCAGATGAGTTGATTCTCTGCAACATACGCACAGAACTGGTAGAAGATTTCAACGTTTCTTTGGTCTTCAGTCGGGACTTGCAATGGCCAAAGCCCACCGTAACCGTTTTCGTCATAGAGTCTCCAGACAAACCGGTACAAAATATCGGTGATGACGGGGACGTCTTGCGGTTCGACCCGACGGTACTCGTCCAGTCCTAGGTTGCGAAGCATCACCCAAAACCAGTCCCTTGCCGGAATATCGGTTTGGAACTCGGCTCTGTTAGCGAAAGCTATAAGCAACTCTAGGACTGAACAAGGTGACGGGTCTTGCACGCTAGTGTCCTCGTTTAAGGCCTCGAGAAAAAACCTCCTAAGCTCTAGGCCGTCGACGGCCCGGTTCTCATCGTATGGATCAGTCCACACGAATTCAGTGCAATGAAGGATCTTCATTAGGTCTTGGGTTCTACCGTCCCCAGCGACCATTACCTTGGAGCAGAGCCAGTTGAAATATTGCGCTTCAAACGGCTCCATCACGTTAACTCCCGGCTCGTTCGATCCCCAAGACAGCGCTAGCGTACGAATCATGCTCTCGAATGATCTCGTACTCAGTGCGCATACCAGGGTTTCTCACGTAGTAGTAATCCTCTTCGCCGTTTGTTCCGTGACCAAACTGCAAAGGACCAGTGATACCCAAATATGAGTAGACCGGAACACCAAGAGGATCAGTCATGATGTCGTCGTCCTCATAGTAGGTCAACGTGATCTGCTCTAGATCCTCTTCGTTGGCCATGAACTCGTCAACGTGAAGGGCATACGGTTCGTTACCGTGACGGTGAAGCTTCTCTACTTCGTAGTTCCACTCCTTAGATGCTGCCAGAACCTTGAATGGTTCAGGTTCCTCTTTGGGAATCTCCTTGTCTTCTACAAGGTCCTTCCAAGCGGCGATCAACTCCGGATCAGGATCTGGACGTGGCTTCTGGTAATCAGTAGGGATCTCTCCCTCGACCACGACCACGTTCACTGGGTGCTCTGCTTCTTCCACGACGTCCTTCCAACCTTCCTCAAAGGGAAGAAGAAGTTGCTCGTTCTCTGGAGGCTCAACGACCTCTTCCTTCTTGTCGAAGAACTCGCTGACGAGAAGGCCTACGCCAACTCCGATGGAAAACATCCCAAACCCGAACAAGTTCTGGGATGCTGATGGGCTAAGTCTCTGCAAGAATTCCATGGGTCACCCCGCAAACTTGGTATGAATAGGACCGTCAACGTTGAAGTCGAGCCAAGCGCACTTCTCGCTTCCATAGACAAAGTCCATGTTTGCGGGAGTGGACAAGCCGAAATCCACGAAGTTGTCGCCATCTCCGTTCCACATCCAACCAACGATCTGGCCGGCTTCGGTCAACGGAAGGCCAAGGTACTCGTACACCTCGTTCAGGAACAGATGACCTCGTGCCTTTAGGCGATCGTTACAATGCATCTGAACGCCCTGCACGAACTGCGAGTTCACCTGATGTCCACGAGAGAAGGCGCTCGACTGCTCGTCAAAACACACGGCGTACGGAGACAGCGAATGCGCAGTAGGCTTCTTCTGCAACTCGATTCGTCCATCTTCAGTGACCACTTCCACCTCCTTGATGCCCTGGTAGATCTCCAACTCTCGTTGGGTGCCCACGACCTCACGGACACGGGAACGGTACTCGGCGTAGGCACGACCGACGGCAGCAAGCGTCACGGTCAACGCAGCGTTGCGACGAGTCAACTGGAGATGCGACCCCGTCAACGCAGCGATGGAAAGACCGCCAACCACTAGAGACGGACCATAGATCTTTCCAAGAACCATGGCGTTTCTGGTGACGACGTAGACCCCGTCACGAAAGTACTCTTGGTCGGCGTACTTCGTACCGATCTTAACGGAGGTCTCTCGCATGCTTTGGACAGCGTCAATGTCCTCGTGCAACTTATCGATCGCTGGTTGCGCCTTCAGGGTTGCACGACAAGCAAGCACGCCGGCCCCAACAACTCCGACAAGACCAGCACCAAACAGAAGGTGCGGAGAGGCCTGCGTAAGACGAAGCGAAAGACGCCCGGCGGTGCGGGTAATGGATTCAGAAAATGAGCTCATGTGCTGTCCTTTCAAACAGTGATGACCGGCGGAAGCTTCAAGACGAAGCCGTTACGGGATTGTTCGATGCGTGCGTGTCCGAGATGCGTCCACCCAAGCTTGTGATCTGTGTGAGGGATTGGGAGCCCGACCATTTGGTCGACGTCGGCCATAGTGACTACACCATGAACCATCAGGGCCTCCATCATCATCTCCAAGACGCTTTCTGCATCGTTTCGTGTACCAAACAAGTACTCGTGGCCTACCCGTGGTCCGCTCAGAACTACTGGAGCAGGTTGTGGTGCGGTTGCGAAACCTCCGGTGTATGGGTTAACTGGTCGTGGGACCGATGACGCTTGCTGATAGTTGACTCGAACGCTTTGTTGAGCCTGTTGTTGCATCTGGTTTTGCTGAGGCGATCCTCCGTATAGAGCTCTACCGACTCCAAGAGTCCACGTCTCGTAAAGGAGATTCTTAAGGCGTGGCGTGATGACCTCCCAGAAAATATAGTTACCTACGGTCTTGCTGTCGGCAACAAAGAACATCTCCTTGATCTTTCGGCCAAGAGGCGTCTTCTGCTTAACGACCTTTCCTTGTACGACCTTCCGAGGGACAAACTCGGGTGGCACCTCGTTCTTGGACTTGTGTGAGTTTCCTTGGTAGTCGGTCATTGACTACTCCTTTTCAGATGGAGGGAGGGGGTGGGGGGCTCTTCGGTTCCTTGGCCTTCTCCTCCTTGACGGCCTGCATCATTCCTTCGGAGACGTCCTTGGGGAACGTACCGGCAAACCAAGCAATGAGCTTGTTCTCGTCACCGACGAGTTCCATAAGAAGGTCCGAATATGCCTGTGACTGCTTGAACTCTTCACGAAGCTCGTCGGTCTTGATGAATCGCTTTCCGTCTTCGCTCTTCACGCCGTAAGCGTTCAAGACAAAGTCCTGAATCGCCTGAAGAATGGCGTTTGAATCACGAGCCTCCACGATTCGGTTGAACATGTTGGCAACACCGCCAGCAGCAGAAGCTTCCATTTCGAGAAGCTCAGCCTTGGTGAGGTTGAAGTAGAGAACATCAGTGACCGTGTCACCGTTGAAGTCCTCATAAGTCAGTTCTTGTCGAAGCACTTGTATCTCTTTCTATGTAGAAGAATCCGGTACCATGTGGTACCGGACTCATGTTAGGGGGTTTCTTCTTCGGATTCTTCTTGCTCAGACGTCTCGACGCTCTTGGTGGAGTAGTACAAGTTGGAGACGGCTCGCTTAACCATCCAACCAGCAACCGCTACGGCTACTGCTTGCATGACGAACAAGTCGTCGGGCTTGTCTCCTCCAGGGAGCATCGCACCCTTGAGCATGGTGGGGATCTTCATTGTCACCTCCTCTCTATTACAACACGTGTAATTGCTGCGGGTCACGGGCAGCGGTCAATTGCCCAGATGGGCGAGACGTAGTTGTAATCGAATGCGAGGCAGGGCTTGTCGTCCGGGGTAAGCACGCTAGAGAACTCCAACTGGAGCAACCGATCAGACGTCCACCCCATGACACCAGACTGCGAAGTGTAAGGAAGGCCGATTTCGTGATAGAAGTCATCCAAGACCACCTTGGCCTCGAAGCCGTTGATCGCTTGGGCGTTCATCTTGTTTTGAGCGTTAGTAAGGGTTTGTGCGTCACACATAAAATACCTACCCGTATAAAGCTCGCAGCACAGAACCTTTCCGTCGCCAATCATCACTAGACCGGCGTCGGGCCCCTTGGCCACTCTTTCTTGCGCTACTGCGTCACGAACGGCTTGTTCCTTCTTCTCGCCGAGCTCTTCGACCACCTTCTTCTTGTAGTCGCCAAAAGCACGATCTGAAAGAGAATATGCGGCCAACGCAGCAGCCGTCTGTGCCCCAGCAGCACGGTTTGACGCAACGATACATCCAGCCGTGATGACGCCAGCAGCTGCCGGCGGAACAAACGTCCTCCAGTGAGTCTTCGCTCTGCGAGTCAAAAGCTCCTGACGGGTTTCGAGAACACGGCCTTCTTGGGTATCGCTCTGTACGTCAAGGGCATACTTTGACCCGGCACGAACCGAGAGAACGACAGTCGCACCCAGCCCAACAATGGCTGCTCCTGCGAACAGCTGGGGGGAGTTCGTCTTGAGAAATTCGACTCCTCGAGTCATAGCTAGGTTCAGGTTCATGGTGGCCTTTCTTGGCAAATGGAAAAATGGAGTGTGTGCAAACCGTAGGCACCATGTGGTTTAGGCATGGCGCCGTGGTTTGTTCCTTTGGGGATTGGGCGTTACTGAGGCGGTTGGACGCCTGCAATCTGCAGCACGATTCCGAGGACGATCAGAAACGTAAATACGGTTCCGATGGTCCAAACGATTCGGCTGATGATCCAGGTGATCTTGCTTGCGATAGCAGACATTTGGGTCTCCTTAGGGTTCATTAGGGACCGTGTAAAATCTGCGAAAAACGAGAAGCCGTGGGTTCATAGCCTAGCGTCAACTATGATTTGGTGGCTCTGCTTCCACACCAGGCGGGTGAGTCTTGCACTCACGCAGACGTATCTCGCCTTGCTTCTCATTATAGGCCATGTGAATTTTGCGCAAGAACGAGAGCCCGTGCAGCAGCGAATGCTACACGGACTCCCGGTCAGTGTGACCTAGACGAGGGGGATGTCCTCGTCCGAGTCCGGGAACTCCGGGGCGTCCTCGTACTCGTGGGCCGAGGCCTTCGAACCGAGCCAGGCGATCCCGGCCAAGGCGCCGGCAGCGACCGCAGCGATGGCTGCGACCTTGCGGGTCTTGAAGCGGGAGAGCTTGGACTCGGTCTCGGGCTCGGTGTCGAGTTCGATGACGTTGTCGTTGTTCTTGGGCTTGGACATGATGGTTTCTCCTTGTATCAGGGTCTGTCTATTAGGCACCGTGTAAACTGTGCGAAAATGGGGAACCCGTGTTGGGCCCCCATCCGACTCAGAACCGATGGGCAGAGTCTTGGGTTTCGAGGTAGTTCAAGTAGGCATCTTCGTCATTCACTGTGTGGGCGTATCCCACGTAGCGAATGAGGTCTCGTATGTGTTTCATGAATGCTCGAAGCATAAAAGCTCCTTTCAGGAGGGTTCTGGTCATTAGTGCACGTGTAATGAGTGCGAAAATGGCCCATTTCAAAGCAGACCCATCTAGAAGCTTGTCTAACGGGTTTCAACCCAAATATGGCACAATCACCCATCTTCACATCCAGGAAGCCGTTAGAACGCAACACAGAGGGCAGTTTCTTACGAAAGCTTCCAAAAAATCTTCCTTCGGGGATTTTTTTGCAATGCAAAAACAGAAAACGTGTAGGAAAAGACCCAGAGCCCGTGCAGATCGTTGTGATCCACACGGGCTCTGGGTCCGTTCCCGTTTTCGTCAGTTGCGTGATCGAATGACGAAGCCGAGAGCCTTCGTGCTGACGAACTTGCCGATGTTCTCTGCGAACACGAGGCCAACGACGGTTCCGACCGAGACAGCGCTCGTGATAACCACGTTCGGGTCGATCCGCTTGCGCAGCAGGGGCTGGCGAAGCTTTTCGATCCGTTCGGCGGCGCTCACGAGTTGGTTGTACTCTGGGTCTTCCAGTTGGTGGCCTTGTAGGGCATCGAGCAGTGCGACGAGTTCATCGTGCATCAGGTCTTCGGGTCGAGGTTTCAATCTCTTACCTTTCGTTGACGGGTTGTCATTAGAAGCCGTGTGCATCTTGCGAATTACGGCTCTAGCGTTTGCCCGACACGAAACGTCACGGTTGCTCCAGGAGAAAGCTCTTCTGGATCTTCGTCAAACGCAACCACAACGCTTTGATCGTCACCCACCACCATGAGCTCACCAATGGTCGGCGTTTCGTAACGCTTGCTTGAAATGCCCAGAAGAGTGCCCAAGAAGGTGCAAACCACCACGATCGTGGCCGTGACCTGATCGGCATTACCCCAACCCCAAAGTTGACTGAGCGCAACATACAGCGTGCCCAAAGCTGGAAGGGCGATCGTGACGACCCACTTGATCTTGTCGTAAACCTTATCTGAAAGGTCAAACACGTTCATGTAGTCTCCAATTCCGTAAGCGTTGGATACGCTTGGTTGCCGTTTTCGTCTTCGATCTCGACATACTCAGTAACCCGCATCTTGCGAGCTTCTTGATAGTTGCCTCGAACCATGACGATATCGCCCATTCCGTAATCTGTCCCATAAACACGAGATTGACCCGTAGATGAAACAGTAACGTTTGACAGAGCGATGTTTTTCTGTGCTGCGATAGCCTGCTTACCTCTAGATGTCATTCTAGCAATAATCAGGTCCCTAGTAGCGCCTGCTGCTGGGGCTGAGTTGTAGGCGTCGTCGAGGTCGCTAGCGTCAAGTGTCATCATTCTTCTGGAAACGCCCGTAGCGGACGAATCAACAAGAACCTCCAACCACTTACTAGTTACCAAAGCACAGTTCTTTACTTTTTGGTTGCTGTAGAAGTACTCAGCCTGCTCTAAGTCTCCCGAGTCGTATGAAAGCGAAATCGTCGAGCTTCGATCAACGCCACGATGGACCAAAATAACGCTTTTGGCCGGATCTTCCGCCGCTGAGTACTTTCCTGGTCGAAGAGTCTTGATTCCGAGGTTATCGACTTCGAGAATCGACACGACTGCTTGATGTAGTCCTTGTCTCGGAATGCTTCGTTCTTCTTTTGTTCCGGTCGTTCCCGGCACGTTGTGCTGAATCTCGAAGTCATACAAAGCGTTCTTATCGTCCACCAAATATGACGCTTGTGTGTGTCGGGCCATGAGTGAAACGGCCTGAATCCAGGTGTACCAGTCTCCATCAAGAATCACGTCCTTAGGCTCACCTACGGCTGGAAGTGCCTTGTTGCTACCGACAATGCGGTTCTCCAAAAACGACTCAAACCCTCTACCGGTGATGGTCACCGTCGGGTCGTCGTCATCGGAAATATGGTAGTCCTCCACGTACATAAGCTCGTCAGACCTTGTGTGAGAGACGAACGTACCGATTGGCAGATCCAGATGCAAGTTCTGAGTGGCCCTGGCCGTAATCGTGAAAGTGCTTGGCTGTAAATATCGCTCAACCCACTCAATCGACTGGTAGTTGTCAACAATCTCGGCGTTTGTAAGAGGGCTACTGTTCCGAAATCGAAACAGATCCATGCTACACCCCCCAGAATGTCGGAAGGTAGTCGAGGGTTTGGACCGTGATACCTGCTTCGGTTTCGATCACGAAACGGTTAACTCCGGGAAGCATCACCGGCCAAATAGAGGACGAAGTCATCTTGTCGGCAAGGTAAACCGTGGTTGCTCCCGAATCCTTAGTGATGTAAACGGTCTTCTTTCGAAGCTCGCTCGAGATGTAAAGATTTACACCAGCACCAAAGTCGTAATTCAACCGGAATTCCCAAGGCGTTCCGCCCGGCGCATTGTACATCTTGAAGAAGGATGAAACGTCCTCAAACACTGCGTGGAAGTTGAAGCCATGGATTGCTGTAGAGATGTCGTCTTCTACCCTAATCGTAGCTCCGGTTAGATCTCCGCTCGGATCTGGCGTAACGATCAGCCCCTCGAGCTCCGTAGCGTAAACACGATCAGGAGCGGTCATCATTGGGTTGTCGCCGCAATCGACCGTTAGTTGAATGGCCGGGGCCTTCTCAAAATGAGAAGCTTCCACCTTAGTTACAAACCCCGACAACTCTGCTACCGTTTCGTTCTTGTAGTTGAACAACATCTTGACCGACCCGGTACGACACCCGCACATCAACTTGTAGACGTCGTCTCGCAAGCTAGAAAAGGTGGCGTCCGGGTCAAGCCAAGGGTTGAGCCCCAAAGTAATGGTGATTTCCCTAGACCTAAGCGTAGGGTAGTTAAACCCTATACCGTTAGCGGCTGTCGGGTTACCCATGTACTTCTGCGCAATGTCCGTAGCGTCTAGGCCGTAGATGCCCTTCACCTGGTAGGGCTCGGTGCTCGTGAGGTCCCGGAAAGCGAGAGGAATATGACGTGCCATGTTCTGTGAATACAGATCCACTTGGTCAATAAGCATTAGTGCTTCAACTCCTCTCGGGCTACGGCCAGTTGGCTCTTGGTCCCACGGTAAATATCAGCCGTAGAAAGAGCCTTGGGTGAATAGTTGTTCTGAACGAACGTGACTTCTTGTGTTTCGGTTTGGGTAGGCGCAGTTTCTTCTTCCGCATCCACACGCAGACCAGCAATGGTGTTTGCCTCCACGTAAGAAGCTTCCGGGTTAATCGCCATTTCGATAGGGGCCGTCCCGACCAAAGCAGCGACCTTTCCGGCTTCCTTCTCAACCTGGCGCATGTCAAGAACAGGCGTGATCGTTGGGTTCAAATCGTCCATCTCAGCAAGCAACGCCGGGATGGTTGAAAGAGTTGCCGCAACGGAGTCGAGAAGTGTCTTAGCTTGTTCGTCGACGTTGTTGACCAACCCAGCGGTCAGGCCCTGCCCGATCGACTTGACCGATTCTTCGATCATAGGCTTTCCGTCCTTGATGCCCAACGCAATGCCCTGAGGGATGGCGATAGCACCCTTTCTGAAAAGCTTAGACGGAGAGTTTGCGCCAATAGCGTCAAGGAATGCTCCAAACAAACCGCCAGCTGCATCGTTGATCACGCTAAACCAATCAATGTCGCCGACTGCTGCTCGAATGCCACCAACAATCGCCGCAACGAAATCTTCAGCGAAGCCTCTAATGGCGGTACCTACACGAGGACCTCCGTCACGAAGAGCCTGGCCCAATTCGTCTAGGAACTCCACGACAATGTCGATCATTGTGGTGGTTGCTGTAGTCACTGCGTCAAGAATTCCCTGAGCAATGGTCGAAATGATGAAGACTGCCGTCAGAGTTACTGCATTAGTGACTCTTTGAACAGTCGATCGCATACCGGCCAAGAACTCGACAATTGCGTCAGTCCCTGCTTCAGCAATCCTTACTGCCTCGTCCGCAAGCGCATCAATCACGTCAGTGATCAAATCGCCAACTGCCCGAATAACCTCGGTTGCGTTGTCGGTAAAACCAGCCAAGAAGAACGCCAACATCGCCGCAGCCGCATCCACGATCTCGGTAGCGTGAAGCCCGATCTCATAAATCAGCGTCAAAATAAGGGCAGACACTGCGTTAGCAATCTCCACAGTCCCTTCGGTGAGACCACTCAAGAAGGACACAAGCAGGTTGACGCCGGCTTCGATGATGGCAGGAAGCTGTTCGGCCAAACCGTTTAGCAGGTTTACGATGAACGTCCCAATTGCTGTAACAATCGGTTCGATGTTATTAGCCAACCCATCAAGCAGAGCCATGAGGATCTCGAGGCCAAGCAAGATGAACTGCGGGTAGTACTCCCTAACGAGCGTGATGAAGCCATCAAGAAGGCCAGCGATGAGTGTGAACAAGGCCGGCAAAGCGCTGGTCAGAGCACCGAGAATCGCCGAGATGGCGGTCCCTGCTGCTTCGGCAAGCTGAGGGATTGCTTGAAGGAACGCCTCGATGCCCCCAACCACAGCCAAAGCAAAGGCCGTAGCGAAGCGGGGTAGCGCCGTAACGACCATGTCCAGAACCCGCATGAAAGCGGAGAATCCCTCTTCGCCTGCGTCGGCAAACTCTCGGATTGCAACGGCCGCCAACAGCATACCCGCTCCGAAGAACAGGAAGCCTGCGCCAGCGACAAGCAGCGCAATACCAAGAAGAGCCAAGATTGGGATAACTGGTCCCATGATTAGTGCAGCAGCCCCAAGGATCACGAATACCGATACGATGGCCACAAGACCCGTAACAATGTTCGCAATGCTTAGGTCGGCTAGAACCGTTAGTGCCGCAGCAATCACAAGCATGGCTGCTGCCGCAACAATCATCCCAGTCATGCCGGCGGCTACTTCAGGCATACCGAAGATTTCCATAGCCAAAGCGAGGATGAACAACGTAGCGCCAAGCGCAGCAATGGAAGCTACTAGTTGCCCAACCGAAAGTTGACCAATTCGCTTCAACACTTCAGCAATGACCATCAAAGAACCAGAAACGATCAACAGTCCAACAGCGGTCTGAATAAGATCGTCCGGGAACAGGTGGAGAGCGCCAGCCATAGCTGCGAGGAATCCGACAATGAAGACCAAGCCTTCAATCATCGTCAACCAAGAAATGTCTGTGAACAACTTAATCGCTGCTGCAAACTGCTTAAGGCTGTAAGCAACCAACAACAGAGCAAGACCCTGCTGAGCAGCAACGCCTGGAGGCATCAACTTCATAGCAAGCGAAAGCCCAACGAGGCTGCCAATGACGCCAAACATGCCCTTGGCAATCTGTTCGATGTCAAGAGCACCGATTGCCGCAAGAGCAATAGACATCAACAACAAAGCCGCACCAAGACCGATAAGAACGCCAGCCATAGCAAGCGCCTTACCGCCGGTACCAAGACCCTTGTCCATCAGGATCAGCGAAGCCGTAAGTGCCGCAAGCATTCCGCCAAGAATACTCAGACCCTTAGACATCTTTTCTGCGGGGATTAGTGCAAGCACAACCAACGATGCAACAAGGATAGCCACAGCAATGGCGATAGCCCTAAGTGCTTCGGCCTTTACCTTGGTCTGGAAGGCCTTAAGTGCGTCGCCAACCTCTCCAAACACACGAGCGGATTCCCCGCCCATAAAGTCAAACTTGATACCCTCCTTAGAAAAGCGTCGAAGCGTGAGAAGGAAGTTGACGATGGCCCCAAGTCCGCCAGCCTTAAGGAGCTTGTCGAACGAGTCGCTAGCGAGAGCGGCCCCGATGAGCTCGCCGATGCTGGAGACACCCGAACCAAGCTGATCGATGATGTCGTTCAAGAACTCGGAGGTTGCCTGGAATGCTTCCTTCAGTCTATCGCCGATGTTGGACATCGTGTCGAGGAATGCTTCCCAGCGTTGAATCAGCCACTCAGGGGATGCGTCCCCAACAGAGCCTTCAACGATGCTTGCCTTATCGCCCTTGTCCTTCCCGAAGCCCTTGTCGAGCTTTTCGGTAAAGCTATCCCAAAGCTCGATTACCTTTTCGGTTGCTCCGTCAAACCCACCGAGGTTTCCGACAAAAGCCTTAATCTCACGACCAGCCCCAACAAGAGCGGTCTTGACCTTGTCAAAGGTTTCACCAATCTTGTCGCCAATCGGCGCAAGCTTAGCTAGTTCTTCCTTGAGCTTCTCAACCTTTTCTCCGACAATACCGACGACGTCAACGTCACCTAGGCCAGAGAAGAAGGCTTCAACGCTAACTACCGCATCAGTAAGCCACTTACCAACGCCCTTAAGCTTATCGCTAAGCCACTCAATAGCCTTGGCAAAGACGTTAACTGCAGCGGCCCCTCCACCAAGGAATGGGCGAATTAGGTTGGTGAGTCCGACGGCAACGGCAGCAATCAGCGAAACCAAAGGTCCGCCAACGGTCTTAATGATCAGACCGACGACAGCTTTGACTGCACGAAAGACCGCCATGAAGATTTGGATGCCTCCCTTCAACACAGTGAAGAGAAGACCAAAGATCTTCACCATTGCCTTCTGCCCATCTCCTCCCATTTTGAGCTTCTCTGCGAAATCCCTAAATCCCTTTGTGAGGATCAAGAGTTCCTTAGCAGTTTGCTTTGGGAAGAGCGTTCGAAACGCAAAGCGAATGGGATCAAGGATGGATCGTACAGCTTGGAAGCTCTTGACGAGTCCTTCAAAGAGCGTGTTGCGCCCTCCGAAAATCTTCCAGATGTTGAGCATCTTGTTTCTAGAGTCGGCTTGCTTCTTGATCCACCCAGTGAGCAGACCACCAACACCACTGAACAGCTGCTTTGCCTGGTTGAAGTCACCAATGACTACACGGAAGCTAGATGCCCATCCGGACTGGAGGGACTCCTTGACGACCTGGACAAACTGGGTGCCCGTCTTGATGTCACTGGCGGCGGCCTTAGCGATCTGACCCATCTTGGCCAGTTCCTTGGCTTGGGCCTTGGTGTAGCCCATCTGCTGGATCTGAGCTTCGGTGAGGTCGCCGGTGAACGTCTCGAGCGTGTTGGTAAGGACCTCGCTGGTGAGCCACCCCTCGTTGAGGGACTCCCGGAAGCTGTTACCCTTCTTCTTCCACTCCTCGAAGGTCTGTCCCATCGGGACGCCCTCGAGGGTCTTCATCGCCTTGCCTGATTCAAACAAGGCCTTCTGGAAGACCTCGCCACCCATGCCGGCGTTAACGACCGAGTTCCAGTCCATCAGCTTGACGGTGCCGTTAGCGATCGCCTGTGAAAGCTGGTACATGGCCGTCGAGGCCTGCTCGGCAGAAGAGCCAGAGACAGCCGCAACGTTGGCGATACCCTTAATTGCGCTTGCTGAAGTCTCCAGATCCACACCAGCAGCGGTAAACGTACCGATGTTCCTGGCCATCTGCGAGAAGTTGTAGATGGTCTGGTCTGAGTACTCGTTAAGCGTATCGAGAGCTTCGTTGACGTCGTCAAGGGTCGAGCCCTTGCTTGCCGTGTTGGCGAGAATCGTCTGAACCGAGTTGATGTTGGTTTCGTACTCTTGGAAACCAGCAGTCATCGGGTCGATGGTGAAGGTCTTAGCAAGCTTGGCACTAAGCGCAACGGCAGCAACGCCGATAGCCGCCATAGACGCAAGCGCAGCAGCACCCATAGCCGAGAAGCGTCCACCAAGGTTTTCGACCTCGTCGGCTGGGCGCTTTACGTCCATGTTGTTTAGTTGCTTCTGGACATCATTAAGCCCACTTGCCGCCTTATCGAACTTCAAAGCGGCCTTCAACTTATCGAGCGTCGAAAGGGTTTGCGCTGCTGCCTTTTCGAACTGCGAGTTGTTGAAGGTCATCTCGACGACCTTGTTGTCAACACTCTTAGCCATTACTTACTCACCTCCTTCACGACTCTCTCGACAATCTCGTCAAATATGGGACGCATCGCAGGATTGATGTAGTCGATTCCCTCGACGTATCCACCAGTCCCAGTACCGTGCCCATACTGGATAAGCACAGCGATGTTTGCCCCGTCGTTCTCGCTATCGTTGTACCAAGATATGCGAGCCTGACCAGGCTTAATGGTTACCTTGTACGACCAAGACGAAGCCGTTTCACCGGTCTCTTTTGGCGTAGCAGAGCGCAAGGCCCGGACCCCCATCTGCCCATAGGAGTCCAGGACCGAAAATTGTGCGCCCTTCTTTGCTCGTTGAAGCCAAGCTTCTGTGTTGTCAAAAGATCCTTTGGACTGAACCTCGATACCCATCGAGCCTCCTAGGATCAGACGTAAGCGCCAATCATCTCAATAGAGATACACGCCGGGGTGTAGTCGCCGGCCACTTTGACGGTCCCGGAAGCGGTGCTGTAACGACACGCAAGCGTGAAGTTCTTTGCCGTAGCGTTCCAAGTGGACGGGGCCTTGATAATCCGGTGAGCCACACAACCAACCGAGCGGTTAGCGTTAGCCGCATAGGCCGACCCACGAGCAAGAACGGTAGAGCCGTCCATGATGTGGAGATCGAAATATGACCCGGCGGCATCAGTCGTGTTGAACAGAGCGGTACCAGTAATGCGGTAGTAGAAATCCTGAGTCGTCGTAAACGTAACGGACGCACCAGGGATGGTTACGTTGGTGTTTGGACTACCGCTACCAAGGTTTACCTCAGTACCAACCTGAGTGTGCTTTTCGATTCCGCTTCCGGTTTCCATGGCGGCATACAAGATTGCCAAGTTACGAGCAGACTCTTCTTCAGTGGCATGAAGTGCGATCTCGTCGTCGACGTACGCCTGACTGACGCCTCCGGAAGGACCGTCTTCTCCTTGTGGCCCGATTACCGAACCAAGGTCCTTAGTGGTTCCGTCCCAATAAGTGGCGATCAAATGCCCTGCAAGCGAGCCGGTCGTTGGCACGGTCATTGACTTGATCGTCTGATCCAGAATCTCTTGCGTCTTCTGGGCCGTGAATGCGGTAACAGTTGCCATCTAATCTCTCCTTGAGTTACGGCGTCGTCTTCACTAGACGCTGCATGTACTTGATGTCTAGACTTAGCGGCCAACGGTTTAGCGTCGACGGAACCAGTGATGTAGCTCCTGGTTGTCCGTTTTGCAGCCTTCCGTTGTACACCTCAATCTTTGCTCCGGTGACTGGGTCAACGCATTCGCCGATCCAAGGTCCACCGATCCAGCTATCAAATCGATGATTCCAGAAGCCGTTTTCAGAACCACCAAGTTCGGCCAACCTAGCGGCAACCCAACGTGGCTTGTTTCCGGTGTAGGTTCCGCTCTTGTCTCTACCCGACCCAGTGTTTGGATCAAACGGATCTCTGTACGTCATGCAGAGATACTCTCCGTAGCTAACCTTGATTTCTACGGTATAACCGTATGGACCAGTAACCTTTTCGATTTCGCACGTGTACTTTACCCATGGACGAGCGTCGGGGTTTGCGGGATCTGCGATGTCGAAAGACTTCTTGTTCCAATACATGGTTGATCCGGGTTTTGGCCCAACCCAGGCCACGCTTCCCGTTTCTGGACGATGATACGTGAATGAACTGTTCCACGCAGAACTACCGTTCATGCTTATCTGGTAGTAACCCGGACTGTGGAATACGAGGTTGCCTCTACCCGGAGTCTGTGCCGTAAACATCTCAGCGATGTCGATTTCAAACGTATCGGCAGAGCCAGCACAGAGCCACCAGCAACTCCACTCGGAGTGCGACAGAGGCGTTCTCATAAGGATTTCGTAGCGACCAGTCAACGGTTGGTTGAATGACGTAACGGTCTGCTCGTAGGCCGTGCTATACGGCCAAGCTGGATCTCCAGTTGGCGCATCTGTAGCAAGGAGCGAGAACATGCCGTTTCCGGAAGTCACGAAGTTGTTGCTGGTGTTGACCGACTTGGTTTCTCCGTGACGAGAAGTCGGAATGAACCACAGCGACCGGAAATTCGAATGACGAACAGCGCCGGCAGCATCCAACACTCTTCCGTTGGTCACTGATAGGTCGGTGACCCAATCCCTTACGTATCCCGTAGGAATTGTGGGGTCCAACGGGTCTACCGGAACGATTGGCGCCGATGGCGTTACCGGGGCAGAGGCAGTAGAATATGCGCTCCACCCCTTGCTGTTCTCTGCCTGAACCTTAAAGGTGTAGGCCGTCCCGTTCGTAAGACCGGTGACCAACGTTGACGTAAGTGTGGCTGCGACAGTTACTGGGGTTTGGCCAGCAGTACCAATGTACGGAGTTACCCGGTAGTTTGTTAGTGGCAAGCCTCCGGTGTTTGTTGGTGCCGTCCACGAAACAGTAACACGAGCATCTCCAGACGAACCAACAACGTTTGTCGGGGGGTTTGACACAGTTCCCGGCGGGTCTACTGGCGGAGCCGTTGGCGTAACCGGCGAAGAAGCCGTCGAATAATCGCTCCAACCATTTGCGTTTTCTGCTTGGACCTTAAAGGTGTACGCCGTGTTGTTAGCAAGACCCGTGATCGAGGCAGAAGTGAACTCCTGCGAAACAATCGTGGTGTTTTGCGCCGTGGACCCAACGTATGGCGTAACTCTGTACCGGGTAATGGCGCTTCCGCCGTTATCGGTCGGGGCACCCCAGCTAACATCGGCCTTTGCGTTTCCAGCAACCGCCAAAACACCAATTGGCGGGGTAGGCACAGTGCCGACGGGAGGTGGGTCCGGCGGGTCTGGAACAATTGGGTCCGGATCTGGATCTTCTGGCAAATCGAAGTTTGCGTCAGCCGGAGTGTCGGTGATTGCGTACATCTCTGGACCAGAGAACGTCAAAGTAGCGTTAGAAATCACAACAATTCCGGTTTCTTCACTGACTGTGATAAAACTGTCATATGGTGTTTCTGCAGTCCAGTAGTCGCCCAAGTTTGTGATGTCTATGATGTTTGCACTAGGCGAAACGCAATAGAGATCACCGATCGAGTACTCGTAAGAGGAAATATAGACAGCGCTATCCACATCGATCGTGATCAGACCGTCGGGGGTGACCTCGATCATTCCCTCACGACTTTCATAAGCAGTCCAAAGGCCATCGCCGGCAATCACCTTAAACCGGAACCAATTCTCGATGTACAGGATTACTTCGTTGATGGAAGGCAAGTTAGGCTCCGTGAACTCTCCGCCATAAAGCATCTCTTCGATCTCTTCGAGAAGCCAAACGTCTGTGTGGCGACTGTCGATGACGATTTCGGCAGTTGGGCGATAACCCTCCACCTCTTCAGCAAGAGATGTCAAGTTCCAAGTTAGCGCATCAATCCCGCCTTGGTTGCTTAGTGTCTTGTATGACACGTTTCCTGGCGAAGCCATCAGGTTGTAGATGATGTGAATCTTGTAAGCGTCAAGCCCACTTGCCGAGTCCCCAATCATCGTTCTATACGAAATTGAGAACCTTTGCGGCTGTTGTTCACCTAAGGACACACCACAATTGATAGTGCTGTACCCAACCAGCGCTGAGAACTCGTCTGGATACGTGTACGCAGTTAGCGAACCCTTGAATTCACCAAGCGAAACAATTTCGCTAACCTTGACGCCGTCGTAGTAGACGCCAGTCTCGTCATGCTCGTGTGTTTGATCTACCGAAACGAGACCGTTCCAAGCAACCCCACTTCCATCTGGAAGATAGAGAACCCCTCGATCCAGGCCTGCCTCGTAGGTTCGTTCGGTGACCTTGTCCCAGACAATAGCCATGCCGATCCTTTCATCCGCTAGTGCCAAACTCAGCTTTTCGTGCTGCGTTTAGCTGCATGTTTCTTTCCGCAATCTCTCGTCTAGACATCTTCTTCTGCTTCGTGTTCTGTTTCACGTTGCAGATGCGGATTAACGCAAACAGCCTGCTCAGATGCCATGTTTGGCACTCGAACGGGATTGTGAAAGCCACCATCCAGTAGTAAATCAACTCGGAAGTGATTACCTCGCCTGGGACTTTCTTTCCAGGAAGCTCGGCGAAGGTGGTAGCTGTTGCGGGAGACTCGATGTAGTCGTTCACCGCTTTGAAGTGATCTTGCGTAAGAAGATCTAAAACCTTACGCTCGACGTCTGGCGTAATAACCATACACCAGATGTAATCAAGCGTGTCATCTTGCGTCTTTTGTTTGTTACTAAGAAAGGGGACCCGGTGGATCTCCTCCCATTTTGACAAGGAGACCAAAGAATGCACAAGCTCCAGAGTTACTTCTTCGCTGGAAGAGAATTCTTGCGTCTCTTCATCGAAGTATTCACTAGCCGGGATAGTTAACTTGAGCATCCTTTGGCCTCCAAGTCAAAGACGTCATCAGGTGTGCAGGAACAACCAGTCGTCATCAAGACCAGCGGCAAAGATGTAGCCGCTGTTCGGGTTCGCCGTCACCAAAGTGTCCTCGGTGATCGCCACGACGCCGGCCGGAACGGCCTCGCCATCGATGTAGTAGGTCACACCGGTGGTGGTCGGGATGGTCACGTTGTTACCCGACTGAGTCGGCGGGTTGATGGCCGTAATGGTCGTCACCGTACCCGAGAACAGGGCAATGATGGTGTCTGGCTGCGGGAGCTCTGGGTCGACGGCCGTGTCGCCGTAGAGGATGAGCTCGAGAGCGGCCAGCGTATCTCCATCAACCTTGGTCGAGTCGATGGTCATGATCGACGTGGGCTTGAAGCCGGTCACAGGCACCGGGGTGGTGGTGACCGACCAGCTGAAAGTGATCGCCTCGGGGGAGTCGTTGATGGTCGAGTACGACTTCTCGGACGGGGAGGCCTGGCAGCCGTACACAAGGTGCAGCTTGCGGCCGTAGTCGTTACCCTCAAGGTCGTTGCCGACCACCGTCGTGTATGAGAGACCAAAGGTCTTTCGAGACTGCTGCCCGATGGTGATGCCGGCTTCGGGGACGCCGAGGCCGTCAAACTGAGCAAACTCGTCCGGGTAGGTAAAAGCCTCAACAGTCGCAGTAAACTCTTCAGCCGAGAAGAGGTTCAGGTACTTGATGTTGTCCGCATACTGAGGATTGGCTTCTGCGCCCGAAGGAGCTTCGGTGACGCTGGTGAGACCGTTCCAGGCCACACCGTTGATGTAGTTACCCTGAGCGTCAGGGAGATAGAGGACGCCGTTGCTGACACCGGTCTCGAAAAACCGCTGACCAACGTTGTCCCAAGTGAGCTTTGCCATGGGTTCCTCCTTTAGAAGAACAGATTAAAAACCTCGTGGTAAAGGTTTTCGGTAGTGAATGCACGTTCAAAACTGCAACTAGGCAGCATCATGATCTTCTCGGGCGTCGGACTATCCGGGTCCCTTGTGATGTGTGTCACTTGATACCGAACAGCGTGCGTGTATGGTCTATCGTCCGCATGTTGTACCTGTCGTTCATCAATCCGATACAAGATGCACGGATATGACAGCAACAGTGTTGGCGGAGGTTGAAAGTGAACGTTGTCGGACTCAAGAAGATCTACGAGTAGGGCTTGGAGTTCAAGGCGTGGGGCCATTGTAAACTCCCCCGAGGTCCAAGACGAGACGAGGGGCCTGAACAGTCACGTTAGAAACTGCCCAGAGCCCCCCGTTCCATCTGACGTACTTGATTTCGAGGAAGTGTTCGATGGCATAGTCGTCAGCAACAATGCTAATCGAGTTAGATACGGTGATGTTGGAAGTCGCATAGTCGCCCTCTTGCAAGATGCGGTTGTTGCGAACAACGTCTCCGAAATATCGTCTCTCGGCAATGTCGATGTCGGTCACGCCGGTCCCTGGTGATAGCTGAACTGGTTTCCCGAATCCTACTTCTCCATAGAACCGTGCCATCTTTCCTCCTCAGATCAGGCGTCCCGAGTGAAGGTCCACTCGTCATCGTTGCTGGTTGCAAAGTAGTAGCCGCTAGCCGGGGTGGCGTAGACGGTACGAGACGCACCAGCATCGATTGCGGCGTAAGGCGAGCCGGCAGCGTTGAGCACGGTGCCTTCCTCGTCCTTGTAGACCACGCCCGTCTGGTTGACGATCGTAAGAACGCCGGTGGTGGTGTTGAACGTGGGCATGTTCGGAGCAACGAGCACGTCAGTGCCGGCGACCTTGCGGAACACCATGGCAGACTTCACCTTGACGAGAGCGCCGCAGAGGCGGGTCTCGATCAGGTACTTGTACTGGTTGTAGTCGATGTCAAAGTCGTCGAACATCGTGACTTCGCCGCCACGGGTAGCACCCATGACGTAATCGGCCGGGTTCACAAAGATGGCGATGATGTCTTCCTCATCCTCCATCACCTCAACGGGAACGATAGCCGAAACACGAAGCTCGGTTGCCAACTCATCAAGGCTCTTGTAGATCCGACGGCCAAGGCTGTCCTTGAGGAGCAGGAACTGAGCGATCCAGATCTCGGTGGTGTACATGGTCGGGAGGCCGGTTCCACGGTAGAGGTACCGGTTAGTCACGACGGCGTCGATGAACTCCTGGATGGAGGAGCTAGCGTCGTTGATGTTCACATACACCTGAGTGGTGTAGAGCTCGTGGTCCTTGGCGATTGGGCGGATGTTCTGCTCATTGATCTTGTCGTCGTCCGACACGTCACGGCCATCGCCGATCAGAGCCGCACGGGCGATTTCCTCGTCAAGCATGATCCGCATCTCGGCCTTCATCCAGGCCACCACGTCGAAGTCGGTGATGTCAACCATGTCATCACGGTCGAGCTTCTGCTTCTTGTACACGGTGGTCGGGACGGTGGTCCGGTCCTTGATGCTGAAGAACTCTTCCTTCTTCAGGGTGCCCTTGATGTAACCCTTCGCACGGGCCTCGTCATGCGTGATGTCAGCAGACAGAGTCTTGATGCGATTGAACGGGCTCTTTCGGCAAGCGCCAAGGAAGGCACCCACCCACTCGGTACGACGCTTGATCCACTCGGGAACGGCGTCAATAGCCTCGGCGTCCGGGAACAGCTTCTCGATGTCGGTGATGCCGTGGGCGATTGCGTAATCGCTGACGGCGTCAGCGAGGGAACCGTCCTTCTGGGCGGCAGTAAAGATGGCAGCCATAGCATCGTGGGACAGATGCGTGGGGGCCTGACCATCGGTCTTGGGGGTCTTCTCTTCGAAGAGGTTGTGGCTCATGGTTTCGGTGCCTTCTTCCTTGTCCTGCTCGTTTTCGGTATCGATGTCGGATTGCTTAACGGGCTCCTTGTCGCCCTCCTTGGCAGCGATCGCTTCAGCGACCATGTACTGCAAAAGTTCCTTCTGGTTCTCATCCATCGAGTCGTAGACTTCTTGGACGGTAAGTTCGCCGTCTTCGTCGTCGGTCTCGGCGATGTCTTCGCCGTCGGCGTGAGAAAGAACAATTGGTTCGCCGGTTGTGATAATGAAATCGTCTTCGAGTTCGTAATCACCATTCTCGTGACGAATCACGACCGGATCGATCGTTGCTCCTGGGTTAGCGCCAGCCAGCACGAGGCTGACTTCCTTAATGGCGCCGTGAAACACCATCTTGCCTCGCTCAATGAGCTCGTTCGCCCAAATAGAGAGTTGCTTGATGTCCTTGTGGTCCACCAAGGCCTTTGCGTGCTGAGCCTTGGGGGTGTCATTAAAGAACGCCTCGACTCGCACGCCCTCTTCGTGGTTGATGAGGTATACGTGACCCAAGACGTTCTCTGGGTCCTTGTGGCCGTGTTGCCAGAGCAAAGGGACCTGCTGCTGATCCTGATGCTTAAACGCATCGGGAGCAATGGTCCGGCCATCGGAGCACTTGAGATTGGCCTTAGTGGCCCAACCAGTGAAATCTGGTTCCATTTTGATTTTCCTTTCCAGAACTCATTCTGAATCGGTGGATGGCTGTGACGAGTCGGCTTCAGACCTTTCGACGGTGCCTTGGACTTGACTGATTGCTGGTGCTGGCTGATTAGTTGGCATGTTGCTGTTTGTCAACTCGTCAGCCTTTGGGTCATCGACCGGCATAAGTCCAACAATCTCTCTGAATTCGTTAGCCGACATGATCTCGTTGCGGGAGAAGACGTCAGCGATCTTCGCAATCTCAGAAACCGGAACAAGTCGGAAAGGATCTCTGAAGTATCTGATCCGTTCTTTCTTGCGAACCGAGGCGGGGCCGAGGAAGGCCCGGTTCATCGACTCTACGATGGCCTGTAGGATGGGTTCGACTGTGCGGTTGTAGTAGTTGATCATGGCTGCTTCGTCGGCTGTTCCGTTCATGACTGAATCAGTAATGCCGAGCTGGTTGTACAGCATGTTGGTGAGGAACTCGACCTGGTTGAGAAGGTTGTTCTCGGCCGGCCGGTTCAGCTGTGTGACCTTTTCGGTCCCGTCAGTGTAAGCGATGCCATACTTGCTGTTCTTCAGCTGGTCTTCGATGGCTCGCCGGCGTTCTTCCGCTTGATTCTTACGGGCTTCCGACTTGATCACGTAGGGAAGCTGAATGATCAAATCCAACTTCCCAGAACCAGACTGTTCATCCACTGCGTCAAGGATTGACAGCTTGCGAATGAGTCGCTGGAGAGTCGAGTTCGTTTCGTTCATTACCGAATAGAGCGGATTTGGGACGATTGCTACAATCGCCTTTGGGAGAATCAACTCTTCGTGCATCATCGTGTCTTCGTTGTAGACACGAACCTTCACGTGGTGTGGAAAGAACTCTGTTACTCGACCAACACGCAACGATAGAATGTCAAACGCAACATTCGTGGTTGGGTCAACCGAAGTTTGTACTGGAACGATCACGGCGTGACCATTGTCGAACATGGTTTGCACGATGTCCTGCTTAAAAGCCAATGGTCCCTGGTCGATGTTTGTTTCCCAAGTGAGCGCTGCTTGAAGTTGACTTTTCATGTCTTCTTTGTAGCGATTCTTATCATCAAGGGCTACGTGCCGAATATCGACCGACGCTACGTCCATTCCAATTCGGGTGTAGATGGAAGACACAATGGTCTTCTCACCACCAACGATCGACCGAGTCCTGTACGGTGGACTTGACGACACAGGACCGTAACCTCGATACTGCCTCGAGATCGAGTTACCTGTGAAGGCGTCCCACGCATTGCGGATTCGATCTAACACTGGCACTTGTCACCTCCTTAAATTGTCGGATGCATCACTCAAAGGCCTCCTTATGCAGCTTGAATGCGATGTAGGCATCGATGAGTGCTGCAACGTTGTCGATCTTCTCTTCGGCACGCTTCTTCAGAAGCTTCCGGTTGCCGTTGGTGTCTTCCAGAGTAATAGCATTACCCATGGCGAACGACATCAACTCCTGATCAAACACGAGTTGACGCAATCCGGCAATTGTCTTTAGTTCGCCCAAGGGGACTGACTCAGTCTTTGCTCCCTGGATGACCTTCTCTACACCGAACGGTCCATTCTCTGCTTCCCACCTAGTCACGAACTCACGAGCGTTGTAAGGGTCATACCCAAACGTGCGAACGTCGTAGCCTTGTGCCTGGTAGAAGGCTTCTAGGTCGTCGTAGACCTCCATCATGTCAAGCACGTTGTGCTCCATGATGTGCAGACTTCCTTCTCGCATGAACTGTTCGTACTTAACACGCATGGCTGGTTGTAGCTTCATGAGTGTTAAACGAGTGATGTAGCTTCTGGTCTTAACCCCAAAGGCCCCATAAGGAAGGGGGAACAAGAACGTAAAGGCACAGAAGTCGTCGCCTTGCGAAAGGTCTGCTCCGAGAGAGCAAGGCATACTCCAGAAGTCTCTTGGCGGATGCGGAATCGTCTCTTCGTATGTGAAGAAGTACGTGTACCCCTCCATCGGGATTCCGAATCGCTTTGCAAGGATGTCGTTCCTGGCTGCCGGTGCTTTCTCGGCTCTTTCGACATCTCGGTAATACGCTTCGTAGGAAACCGTGATCCCAAGGTTAGGTTGAGCCTTTACCCATGTGGACGGATCGGCAACTTCCTCAATCTCGTCCAACTTGTAGTGCCAGATCGAGATGTGCGGTGCGTTGTACTTCCCGTTAAGGATGTCGTGGAGTTCCATTTTGATTGTGTCGCCGGAACCGTTTCTCACAGTTCCTTCTGAGCTTACAGCGACGATCAAATAGTCACTAAGCTTGCTGGCTCCCTGTTCTACGGCGCCAACAACGTCCTCTCTTAGATCACCAGACAACCACTCATCGATAGTGGACACCTTGGGCCTAAGGCCCTGGAGCTTGTCGATGGTCATTGGTCTGATCTCGAGAGTCGAACCAGTCAAGAAGTTTTCAATCCCTCTCTTGGTGGAGGAAAGCTTCTGTCTCTGATGCGGAGTACTGGTAGCGTGGATGGACCCTTCGGTTAGGAACTTGAACAGCGGGCCCCTTGCCCTGGTGATAGAGGTGCGGAAGGGGGACATGACCTCTTCGGCAAGCTTCATGGTGGGGGCTGTTTGGATCTGTTGCGTCGTGGACGTGTCTACGTTCAGGAAGTACGCCTGGATGGTGAATGCGTACATGGACTTGGCTGCGCCACGTGCCACGATGAGGTATTGCTTTACGATTAGCCGCTTCTTGACCAGGCGTGGTTCGAAGGCTCCATTGGATGCTATCCATACGGGCCTTTCGATGAAGTAGTACCACCCGAAGATCTGCTCTGCCCACAGCTTGAAGGTATCCAGCAAAGAAAGATCCGAGCCATCCGTAAGGCAAAGCTCGTTCTCACAAAATTGCACGTACCCCTCGACTGCTTGATCGTCGTACCAGTAATCTGGGTTGGCGATGAGGGCATCGATTCGGTTCATCTCTTGGCTTACTTGGCGGTTTACTGGAATCTCTCCAGCAAGCACCTTTGCCCGAAACTGACCGTAGTACTTGGGTGTCGCCGTGTTCGATAGCGCCATGATCCTACTTTACGTTGAGCACCGGACCCTGAGTGATCTTCTTTGGAGGAAGCTTGAGACGCCGCTTCTTCTTTTCGGGTTCGCTCTTCTTGGTCTTCGAACTCTTCTGCTTCTTCGGCTGAGAGTCTGGTTGCTTCTTGTTCGAGGACTCCGAGATCGTGGTGGCCAAAGCGGCGCCAACACGCTTCTTTGCCTGATCCTTGACGATGTCGGAGAGTGCCTCGGTCCCGCCCTTGAGAAGCGCCTTCTTGATGTGCGTCTTGGCTGGAGAGATGTCCTCTTCGAGAAGCGACTTCAGCTTCTTTTCCTTTTCCAACCTACCGATGAACGAGTTGATTTCGTCATCGGAAAGCTTTCGTCGAAGGGTGACGATCTCCTTACGGTTCTTCTTCGTCTGCCTGTCGCTGGACGTAGAAATCTCAGGAGTCTTCTTCTTTGGGGCCGGCGTGTCCTTGTACCGAGCGACTGCTCGCTCAGCACGACTGCGCCTAACGCCCCAACGCATACCCTTTACGCCAAAGTGCTCTAGAACTTCTTCGGCTTCATCCTTCGTCAGGAACGTCTGGGACTGGTGCGACATAGTTTGCCTCCTCTCTCATCACGTTAAGCCGCCACTCAAACTCCTTGATTTGGGTCTCCTTGGCCGTGATAGCGAAGGACGTGGTAGGAGGGTCCCAAAGCATCTGTACACGCAAGAACACGTAAGACTTCAAGACGTTTAGTTGATCTGGTGGAAGTTCGAGATCTTCCCAGACCGCCTCTTCGTCGACTACCGTGAAACTGATAGCTGGGCCAAGCCCTAGCTGATTCACAATGCCGAGAGCGGTGTTTATGTGCGTCAAGATCTGAAGGTCAAAAGCCTCCACTGAAGGCTCTACGCCTAATACTTCTTTTGTGCTAAGTAGGATGCTAGTTTCCAAGGTTTCACCTCCTTTTACCAGAGTTTTGTGTCGTTTGGCGAACGTTCTAAGACCACCTTCGGGAGTAATGAGTAGTCCCCGAAGTGGATTGCGTTGTGCGTTCGCTTAGTGGTTGTGATCAAATATTCCGGGTCGAGAATCCACTCTTCTCCGTGAATAATGTCGTGCGGCTGCATCGGGTTGATGTGATGAATCAAGAGTTCATACTCGATCTCGTACCCAGGAACCCCCAGGTCACAGCCGTTATCACGTGAAATCACGTAGTTTCTGGTGTTTTTCCATTCACGTGAAGCGTAGAATTGTTGATTGATATGGCGGTCGAAGCCAAACGTTGTCTGCCCGACAGAACCACCTAGGACCAAGTACTCGAAGCGCTCTTCGAAGGTCGAAGCTCTGCTAAGCTCCGAATACGTCCTAATCAACAAAACCCTCTCCCAAATCGGTGTCGATGATCACTTCTCCATTGCCGGAATATGTACGCATAGCCGAAAGGGCCTCGACGTACAGATCGGCGACCTGTCGCTGAGCGGCCATCTGCTCAATCTTTGCGGCTAGGAGAAGGTTTTCGTTCTCGAGTCTAGACTGTTCGAGTCTTTCTCTAGAAGAACCTAGCTTCAAAAAGTGCGTGATCACCTGAGCGGAGGCAGTACCATCACGAATCTGCCTTTCGGCAAGATCGTATGCGTCGGACACAATTTGAGTCTCTCGACCGTCAGGTGTGTACGCCGATCTTGGCTTCTTGCGATTGCTCGCAGCCATCGTGCCTCCTTTCGTTAATCACCCTTCTGCCAAAAGCTTATCCACATCAATTTCGAGACGCTTGAGCGAAGCAAGCTGCCGCTCCTGCGTGTCGCCCTTGCCGTCTGGATCATCTCCGAGAAGAATCTTTTGGATTTGGATTAGGCGAAGCTCGTTAGATCGAGCAAGCCTCAACAGTTCGTCTTGTTCTTCGCTAGAAAGCGACATGAGTGCTCCCGTTGGTGGTTTTGGTTTTTGCGTGGCGGTTGGGTAGATTCCCCAAGGAGCCGTTGAGTCGAAACCGGACCTGTTTCGTGAAAACGAAATGTGAATGTGCTTTTTGTGAGCGTTTGGCCCGTTGTATGGGCGAGAGACCCAATTACCCTTTTCGCTGTAGATTCGGCTTTCGTAGATAAGGTACCCGCCGCCGTTAAGGCGAGGGTCCCCAGCCTTTGCCAGCTTTAGAAGGTGTTCGAACAGAATGCCAGCGTCTTTTCCGGTATCCGCTTTTTGTCCATCTAGATCTTCGTCAATGTCCCGAGCACGAACAACACCAACGCCATTAACGATCACCCATGCGTTGTGGTCGCTGTCTCTTGATGCGTGAGCGGCGTCCCCGATGGTTCCATCAGACGCCTTGTCTCGGTTCGGCCATCTAGCGTCAACTTCGTTAACAAGGACGACGCTCGCCGCACAGTTACGCCAAGCCATGATCGACCTCTTTTCCAATCTTTTCGTGGTAGGTTAAATGGTGTAAAGGAACAACCATAGACACCCACTCTCTCACAGAGCCGTCTTGGTCAAAAACCGGCCTAGACATCCCACGAACTTCGATTTGGTTCTTGGTTATCGGGTGAACATACCTGTATGTGATTGGCGGTTGTTGCTTTTGAGTCTCGATCTGACGAAACCAATTACTGGTTACTCGTTCACGATCTTCTTCGTGGATGACTGTTGGCCAAATCTCATCTTTAGACAACTCATCAAACGGCAAGCCAAGGAGCTCTAGCGCTGCGGAGTTTGCCCAAATCAATCGTCCATCTTGTGTGTTCTTAAAAACTGGAAAACCCTGGGTAGATATGAGCAAGCCGATTGTGGCATCTAGGTCTTTTAAAGTGGCAACCATGTGTTTTACGATGCCATAAACTTCTCCGTGTTGTGACGTGTTCATGTCGTTGGACTTAGTTAGTTGAGCCTTAATGCCCAAATACCCAATCACGCCAACAACAATCAGACCCAGAGTGGATATACCCGAGACTAGAATCGCTGTTCCATCAAGCGCTATAAGCATTCGCTGCCCTTTCGATTATTCAGTCAAAACATCTACGAACCGAACAACCAATGGTCCAGCAAACATGGGTACAGGATCTCCACCAAGTCCGCCCATTAGACGCTTAGCGTCCATGTAAGCAAACTCGAGGTCTCCGGGAATGTCTGATGTTGGTCCGCTGTCGTCCAATGTAAGCCGAACGTCTCCGTCTGTTCCGTCGGTGACAAACTCGACCTCGAACTCAGAGACCAAATCTGTCAAAACGTGCCTTCCACGACGAATTTGGCTTGTAATGATGTCGCCAGACAGGTCGTAACCGAAACTGAGCAAAACAACGTTGACCATTCGCCTATAGATCTTTACTTCATTCATCTTAGGCCACCCTTGCTAGAATTTGTGGAATGAGTGCGTGAATGCTCCACGAAGTGGTTGACGGAAGAGCTCCGGAAACCGGAACAGCACAAACCCAACCGGTAAAGTTGACCGTCGTTGATCGATCGCTCTTGACCATCAATGGGTTTGGGTCTTGGTTGTAGTTGGAGATAGTGCACCTAGTGGTTGCGCCACCTTGACGTGCAAGAACCAACCAGTAAATTCCGGCTTCCAGAATCTGCGAAACGCTGACGTCTGCCCATGCTCCAGTCGTTACAGTGGACGCCGTCCCTCCGTCAAGGACTCGAGTTCCGGGCTTACCGTTCAAGTCGTTGTAGATTCCGAGACGAACCACGTCACCAGCAGAGCCCGCTGTTGTGACATACGTGCTCAATTGGTTAATGGTGCAAGTTCGGTCGACCATGATTGATGCGGCATACATCGTGTTTGCTGCGCCAGTGGTCGCATCACTAAGGCTGTGCGGCATCTGCAAATATGCACCAGAGACCGCCGGACCGTTGATGCAGCTAGCCCAGTTCAAGTACCTTGGCTGGTAGCTTCCAGGACCGTCCCAAACAGTCTTGTCGATGGCGTTCCTGAAAGGAGCGGTTCCCGTTCCGTTAGCACCACGGAATTCGTTTCGCCACTGAACGTGACCTTCTGTCTCATGCCAGTTGTCCCACTCAACAGTTCCGACTGTGTTAGTAGCCCAACTAAGACTTCCACCAGACCCAATAGTAAGCTTGTCGCTGTGGAGCCCTCGGCATCCTTCAATCTTGATCGAGAAGTGCTTTGCGCCTGAGTAAAGCGAAGACTGCGGACCAAAGATGATGTTTGCGTTAGCGGGGAACGGTTTTGCGAGAGTGTCAAAGAACTCCACGTCTTCGATGTGGATCTTTTGACCACCATCTGTTGGGAAAGCGTCAATCACCGAGCCGGCAACGTTAGAGAGATCGCTACACATAACACGGCCACCCTTGACTACCAGCTTGGACTCGGTGCCCATCCGAACCAACTGGTTGGAGAGCTCCGACTGCCAATCATAGATGAAAGCGGTGTTAGTGCTAGTGAGGTCTAGATCGATTCCGCAAGCGTTGAAGCGAGTCGTGTAGTACGCATAGGTCGCCGCCGTCTGGACCCCAATAGCCCAGTCGCTGATTGTGGTGCTGCGAATCGAAGACCAAACGGACTGTGTGTGAGTCGATGTAGTCTTGATCGCCGTACCGATCTTGTCCCGGCTCGTGAAAGCGCAGTTTTCGATAAGAAACTCGTCGTTGTTACCGTTAGTTCCATCGATCAGTAGAACCGAATCGACCAAACCATAGTAAGTTCCACGAGTAGTCCATCCATAAACTCCGCAATGAAGATCACGAAGCGTCAAACCGCCATTAGAGCCGCCTTGCGCATCTCCGGTCTGCCAGTTGTAGTTGAAAATAGCGCTTGGTGGGGCTGAATCCTTACCCTCAACTCGCAGGTTTTCGAACGTGACGTGGTAGGTGTCCCGAAGCTTGAACATCGGAATTCCTGCAGCACCATCCCAAATGATGACGGACGCCGCACCCTCACTTGCAGGAGAACCGCCGGTGTAAAGCGGAGAGTTACCGATACCAACACCAAGAAATCGCACGTTTGATCGAGTGATGTCGACGGTCGTGGTAAGCCGGTATTGACCTGAGGGGACGAGGACGGTTGCTGCAACAGAACCATACTGGTTGGTTCCTGGGTATTGCGCCGCTTCCTCGAAAGCTGCAGTGCTATCCGCAACACCAGTAGGGTCGGCGTTGAAATCGTCAACCAAACTCAAAAATCCGCCACCACCACTTCCAGTTCCGTCAGCGCCAGGAGGACCTTGCGCTCCAGCTGGGCCAGCGGGGCCTTCTGGGCCAGTAAAACCTCTAGGGCCCATTGGGCCAGTTTCGACAACGGTGATCTTGTTGTCTACGATCACTAGCTGCTGAGGCATGTTGCCTCCTTTCAGATCGGAATTCCGTTAACAACGAGATCTGTCCCGTTGATGTTTGCGTGGGTGCGTATGATTCTTGCAGCGATCCTAGAGCCGGAAGGAGTCGGGCTGTGAAAGTAGTACGGTCCTTCTCCTGGTCTGAACCAACACGTCTCGGTTGACGATTGCTCAAAGTTCCAGGTCGTTCCAAGCGGAACTTCAGCGCCATCAGCGCCAACTCCAAGTTGAATACGGCTCCCGTAGGTGGTTGCTGTCGTGTTCCCGTTCAGAGAAGCGCCGATATGGAACCCTTGGAAGTCTTCTGGCGTTGAGGACCAAATCTCTTTCCAGGTAGACCAGCTGTTTGCGCTTGCGTGGTTGTTCAAGATGATGCCCTTTGAGGCAGAAGTGTCCACCGTGCAAGTCACAGGAGAACCGACAACTGGAGAGTCGCACAAACCAAAACTTACCGTGAAAGCCACAGATTGCCCAGTTCTTGCCGATCTTGTGGTGCAAGAGACCCTTGTTCCAGAGGGAATAAGGAACGGACAAGAGACCACTGTCGCAAAGACCGAAGCCGAAGCGTTCCTGTGGCCGATCTGGAATGTTGCCTGCTTCACTTCACTACCAGCAGCGCCAAACCAAATCTCCAACAAAGCTCGCCCATCTAGGCCGGCTCCGCCTGTTGCGGTTGCAAGACTTACCCAAAGCCACTTGTAGGTTTCGGGAGTGCTCGACATGATCTGCGTTGGTGACGTCGGGTCTTGTGCGTGTGCTGCTGCAGAAACCGTCTTCGAGATTGCTACGTGCGCTGTGTTGTCTTCTGAGACGTATGGTTCTCTAATCTCTCCGGCGACCAACTTGTCTCCTAGAAAAACCAACCCACCTCCTCCGTTTAAAGCCATCTTACCCCTCCACGATGTAGAGCGTCGTTGAAACTGGCGGACTCAATGCGTCATACTCGGCCTTGGTGACCTTTACCAACTTAAGAATCGAACCGTCTGTGAAGTCGTCAACCTTTTGGGCTACCTTTTGGACGGTGTCGTCCGTGGTTGCCAGGACACCATTAAAACCTGACGCAGTTACGTCGATAGCTGTCGCTGGGTGTGCTCCTGCGGTGGACCTGTCGGTGAGCTCGGTGTGGAGAGTGGTTCCGGCAGGACCAGTAGCGCCAGTAGCGCCAGTAGCGCCAGTAGCACCAGTGGCACCGGCAGGGCCTTCTGGTCCTTGCGGGCCCGTTGCGCCTGTTGCGCCTGTTGCGCCTGTTGCTCCGGCCGGACCCTGAGGGCCTTCTGGACCCTGAGGTCCCGTGGCGCCCGTTGGGCCTGTTGGGCCTGTTGCGCCATCAAGTCCGTCAGCGCCGGCCGGACCCTGAGGACCCTCTGGACCCTGAGGCCCCGTGGCACCCGTCGCCCCATCTAGTCCGTCAGCGCCCGCTGGACCCTGAGGACCTTCTGGACCTTGTTGGCCCGCCGGACCTGTTGCGCCAGTGGCACCCGTCGCTCCATCTAGTCCGTCAGCGCCGGCTGGACCCTGAGGGCCTTCTGGGCCTTGAGGGCCCGCTGGACCTGTTGCGCCCGTAGCACCGGTTGCACCCGCAGGACCTTCTGGTCCTTCTGGACCTTCTGGACCCTGAGGGCCTGCCGGACCTGTTGCGCCGGTCGCTCCAGCAGGTCCTTCTGGGCCTTCTGGGCCTGGTTCGCCTTGAAACCCCTGTTGACCTTGTGGCCCAGGGTCGCCTTGAATACCTGGACTACCCGCTGGCCCGGTCGGACCCGTGGGGCCTTCTGGTCCTTGTGGGCCCGTTGGACCTTCGCCGCCGGTCGCTCCCGCTGGTCCGGGTTGGCCGGCTGGTCCCATTGGGCCTGTTTCGGTAACCTTGATTACCTCGTCTACCTCTCTGACCACAATTGTTTGTGGAGCAGCGGCTTCCACTCTTTGGGTAGCCATGAACAGACTCCTTTAGAAGACTGAGATCGGGATTGTCTCCAGAAAAAATCCCTCCGGAGCTATATTTTAGGGCCGGGCGATGAAGG